TTGCTCAACTTGAGTAAACAGCGTAGATAGATCTACTCCTGTCGTTCCACTTTTGATGACGATATCCATCTATTCACCCCCTTTCTATGATATAGATGAAGATTACAACAACAACAATTATCGCCAAACCCACATCAAATCACCTCGAAACTTGCCGCCACACTTTCATAATTCCTGCAACAGACGCAAATACACTGGCAAGTAGAACCTGAAGCTGCATCGCTTCGCCTGAAATCATATCATACCCAGCAATTTGTAATAGTATCATCACCCCCAGGAATAACAATGCCATCTACTACACCTCACCTATCGCTGATGAACATTTTTTCACCATCACAATATACGAATACAAAAGTATCAACATCATAAAACTTTCTCGAAAAAACTCGATATACCGAGTTTTTACCCTCTATCACATACAAATATCCGTCTTTTACCTCAACCACTTTCAAAACATACCCTACATCACAAAGTTTCATTTTCATACCAAACACCCCCTGAAATTCAAATAGATTAGATTAAACTTTTAGCTTCCAAAGTAATCTATTGATTTCTCTATCAAACATATGATATCCCGTAACATCTTCTCTTTCAACTCTCGTTAACGCCAAAAAGTACACATCATTAAGCACTCTACCTATTTTATTTGTATTTTTCATCCCAAATTTAAATCTATCTATGCTTTTCTCAATATCCCACTCGAATATATCGATTGACACTCCGTTTATACCACTTGCAACGAACATCACCAGCGCACCGCATCTATATATTTTCACTCTCATACCTTTCGCACTGCCTGACCCGACATATTCGAACTCCGAAAATCTCACAATTCTACCCACGAATGTTTCAGAACGGAATCGAAGTATCCCACCGCGTCCCAACTTACGCTTCATCTTATCATTGTCAACCCGACCCGTTAAGTCTTTCTTGATGTATTTCATAATATACAATATTGCACTCCTTACTTTGTTTCTTTCTACACCCTTCGTGAACACAAACCCATATCTCCAGCTTTCGTTTACCTTACTATAAAAATCTCGGATCTTTTCAGGCGTCACGATAATCATGTGATAATGTACGACGCCTCTTTTCTGGAGCTCCTTCACCCACAGATACCCGTCAATTTGTACACCTCTATACTCTACTTTCTTTAAAAAATTTGCTATTGAATCTTTACTTAACACGTTATCATCTCTCATCGTTAGCGTTACAAAATATATATGACCTTCATATTCCATTATTTTTTCCATGACTTGGTTCATCAGGCTATTGTAATTTCTTTTACCCATATATACACCAACTCCCTATATATTTCGTTACACTCCATATATTACCACAACAATTATTTCTTGTCAATATATATTTTTTACGAGTTAGGGTACGACGTATCAAGTAATCGTCGTCCCCTAACACGTGAATCAAACCCAGGCACTATCCGACACAATTTCCAATGTGTCATAGTATTTGTAGTATTTTGCACCGAGAAATATTGAAGTCTTAACCTTATCCCCATAATCAACGTCATACCAATTATTTACAACCATCATACCCAAAACTTTGCAACGTATTTCATAGCTTACCAACTCTCTCAGAATAATATCAATTCTTTTCAGGGAATGTGAAGTCAAAATCAAATCTACCCCACGTTTTCTATGCATCGCCCAGAACTGGATGAGATCCTTCGGAATACGACTCCAAAAACGCGATGAAAACACAAAATTGGCTTCGTCAATGAATACAATACCATCACGAAGCTTTTTCAGATCTTGAAGATTCGACGGAGAAATTGGAATTACACTTTTATCGGGAATTTGTAGTTTTATGTTCGTATATATTGTTTTTCGATGATCTTTATATATATAACGGACAGCAGACAATGTTTTACCACACCCAGGCTTACCTGTATACGCAATCACCATAATTAACCCCCTCTAACTCTTTTGATGATCCAGTTTACGATGAACACAGACCAAAAAGCAGCATATACAGAAAGTACAGTACCTATTGCACCCTGGAGAACAGTCACATCAACAAATGCATCAAGCATCGGTATTGTTGCAGAGAAGCTGCCTTCAGTCAGCACGTCTAAAATCGAAAAAACCGCTCCCCCCATCCCCCACACTATACCAAGTATAGAGTTCACAATAAACATGATAACTGTCAAAATTGCATTCGTAATCATAAACTCACCACCATATCAATCTATATTTAGATGCACTTTGAACGCACGAATTACAAAGATCGACGCGAGGCTAGACACGAAAATATTCATGAAAATTTTCAACCCCGCCGCATACATCGCTATATACCCCGCCAGATCGACCCTAGCACCGAATAGCGAAATTGGCATACTTGTATTCTCTGAAGAAAAAGAAACCTCAGCAGAAAAACTCTTCTCATATTCGGGAACTTCTATATTACATATTTCTTGAACCAAATCCGCATCAGGAACGAAAAGCACTTCTAGAAGCTCTCGAAGCTTTTCAAAGAGAGTCTCATCTAGCCACTCCATGAGACGATCCCAGTACCCTCGCTCTTCTTCTTGTGCTTCATCAATTGTAGTAGTTAGATCATCAACAGCCGTTTTAATCCCAGACAATGTTGTATCAATTGCAGACACTTTATTATCTATCCCAGTCAATGTTGTATCAATCGCAGACACTTTATTATCTACCCCAGTCAATGTTGTATCAATTGCAGACACTTTATTATCTACCCCAGTCAATGTCGTATCAATTGCAGACACTTTATTATCTACCCCAGTCAATGTCGTATCAATTGCAGACACTTTACTATCGATAGCAGTCAGAATCTCTGTTTTCAACTGATTCAGAGTCTCCTCAGAAACTCCACCCGCAGATGACAAAGTATTCAACTGATTAATTATAGCCTGCAACTCAGAACGAATCTCGTCATATGTTTCAGTAGTCGGAGTGACAAAAGTCCCCTGGTTTATACCGTTCATGTAGTTCGTCACAAACCACTGATAGAAAGCATCGGGATTGTTCAGATACTGAACGCCATCCTCGCTAATATTCTGAGGATCAACATTCACCCTGTAACCAAGCGTTGAAGCATTAACACCCGTTGACCCCCCCTCGAGAGCAACATAGACATCACGACTATACGAAACAGCATAATCTGTGTCAGCAACTAAATAATTATATGCTGTGTTCACAAGAGCATTGAACATTGCTTTTCCTTCTGCATCTTTAAAATATGCAACATAATTCGTTAAATAATAATTAAATCTCTCAATAATGGTCTCCTTAGACGATCGCCCTGAAGTTCCGAAATTCGAATCAACCCATTCTTTATTACCATTATTATTATACCACTCCACGTACTCTAATCCCCAACTCCACGTATTTTGACTCTCCCTAGCTAAACGAACATAGAAATGCTGCCAAGCATATTCACCTCTACGCAATATCTTCACGCTCATACTTTGCGAATACTCTACGGGATTCAGCATCGCAATCCCCGCCTTGACATTTTTCCATTCTCGGTATATATCATACAGCTGAGCACCCTTGTAACCGATATAGGCGCTCAGAGCTCCAGCAGCAACAGCAGGCGCTAAACCAGGATTCATGGCAATCGTCCCAGCAATAGATGTACCCAGAAACCCCAGGGCGTCCTTCACAGTCCAGCCATTGCCTATCAAAATATTATACGCATCTTGTAACGTATTAGAAAATGCTTTTACTCCAAACCCAAAAACCAAGACTAAAACCGAAGCAATAAGAAAATATCGAAATACACTTTTGACCACTCGAACACCCCCGTTTCGATATACTCTGAGATAACGGAGTTCATTCCAAGCACTTGCCCCGTAAACAGGCCTATCTTGTTATCCAGCCTCCAAACAAGACCAAAAGCACCATCGTTTACGCTTCCAATTACCCGAAAACCCACTGCGTTTCCAGCTATTGCTGGCATCTGTAGCTGATAGCGCAAGACCGTAAGTTCAGTCTGAGTCAGCGAAAACCCAAAAATAGAAATTATTAGCCCAAATACAATCAACCACCGAAACCTCATTCTTTCACCCCCATTATTTTTTTTCTAAAGAAAAGGAGGCCTACGCAGCCCCCCCTTTAATCGTCATCATCTGAATCGTTATCTAGCAAGCCTTTTAAACAGTCTTACTACAACCGTTACGCCTATGATTACCGCAGCCACGCCAAGCATCGCCGGAAGGTTCGCAGTGATAGCTTGCTCAACTTGAGTAAACAGCGTAGATAGATCTACTCCTGTCGTTCCACTTTTGATGACGATATCCATCTATTCACCCCCTTTCTATGATGTAGATGAAGATGACGACAACAACAATTATTGCTAAACCCATCACATCACCTCGAAACTTGTCGCCATATTTTCATTATCCCC